TGCTGGATCGGCAGCCCACTCACCCAGCGTTCCGCAACGCTCTCATTGGTCTGCCCATCGCTCAGTGAAACCTGTGATCCGCCGCGTACCAGTGGTCAATCAGTGACCCACCCTGGCGCAGGAACGTCGTGCTTTTCACCCGAACAACCGCCTTGCGCGTGAGCATTCGGATGAGCGCCTGATAGGTCACATCGACCTGTCTGCCGATGCGGTCTGACAGGTCTGCTGTGGTGCAACCTGGGTGCTTGCGGATCGCTGCAAGAAGTTTCTGCACCGTGGTCGGCATGACCCCGCAGGCCACTTCGTAACTGCCACCGATCCATTGGGTCTGGGGGAGGGTCATGATGCGTTCTTCAGTGCGCGGATGGCTTGGGCACAACGGCCTGCCCCATCTGCCATGTGGTCATACTGACCCGTGTGACAGCCTTTCCCTTCGCTGCGAATATCCGCTGCTTCTTCTTCGCAGGCTTGTGCAGCCCTCTCCAGCGCGGCAGCGGTAGCGGCTTGCCATGCGTCCCAGCGGGTGTTTGTGACTACGCTTTTGTATTGCCCCGACAAGAAATTGTCCGGGTCATCTGCTATTCGCTCGACTGAGTGCCATGTGCTAATAGCCCATTCCTCAAACGCTTGTCTGTTGTTCATGTCACCACTTTTTCAAATGCGGCGCGAAGCCTAGCCAGTAGCTCCGTGTTCATGTGCCCGTTGTTGATGATGTCTTCGGCGGCATCTTGTAGCGGTTCAAATCGCTTGTACTCTATGTGCGTGGCTGCTTTCATTGCAGCTTCATCAAACAGCGGCACCCAACCATCGGGCGGCGTGTACCCATCCATTGCACGGATAACGCTCTCAGAGTCTTTGTAGCGGTAGAGAACTGGTTTCATGGATTGTCCTCCGGCAGCGGCTTCCACAATATCGGACGCGAAGGCCACAGATCGCCGTGAGCCTCTGTCCACCATGTCCCGTTAGGCCACTCGCCTTTGTAGTAGCACGGATAGACGCCAGTGCTCCCAGCCTCAATGGCGAGGAATCGCGTCCCGTCTTTGGGGCAGTACACAGCATCGGCCCACCCGAGGTGCTTGAGCCCTTGAACCTTGTCTGCCAGCTCTTTTAAAAGGACTTGTTCGCCTTTGGTCCGATACTCAACTCGTTTCTTGTCGGCTTCACGCCAAATATCTTGTATGTTCATGGCTTGTCCTCCGGGATGGGGCCGAACCAGCGTACTCCGGTGCTTGTCTTAAACATCTGAAGATACTCAGAATTGAACGTACTGATGCCCTCAAAATCGTCACTGATCCACAACCCCGCACAAGTCGGCGCGTCATGCCACGATGGCGCGTAGTCATTAGAGACTTGATCCATCATTACTGCTCTGGCCAGCGACTCGCATGTCTTGCACGGTGCGTCAGGCTTCGGCACAAGCCTCAAATTCTTGATCGGCACTGCTTCCACCGTACCGCTTCGCGCCCACGCTTTTGCTGCGCTGCGCACGCCGAAATGCGCGGTATCGCCGGAAATGCTTGTGGCTTTCCAAACAACGCTTTCGGAAGGATATGATGCGGTTGCTGGATTCCAAATCTGCATATTTTCCTCCTTAACATTAGACATGATGATGGGCTACCTCATCAGTAATCGCCTTAACTGCGTCCTTTTTATAGGACTCATAGGGATCGAATACGACACCATCAGTGCGCCGCAAGCGTGCAACTGCCACATGGTTAACCTGTGGATAGCCTGCGTCTGTAATGCCTGTGATAGTTCCCGGCCCTGCAGGACTGTCTTCCACAGTGTCGCCTATTGCTAGATAGTTGGGATTCATCATGGCGCTCCTTCAATCAGAATACACACGATCATGAGCAGCAGCACGATAAGGACTGCCGCCATAGATTTATCTGTCATGGCCTGCCCTCCGATTTCGAGCGCGTGCTCTAGAATTCGCGGCATCTGGCCTGCTCGCGTCGCTGGCGTCGATCTTGATGCCGTCGTGCCAACCCTCGCTGAACCTGTCTGCGAGTTTTCTGAGGTCGTTGGGTATGCTCATACCCAGCCTCCCAGCATCAGCGCCACAGTGCAGAGCACCACGGCCACGCAGGACCAGAGGACAAGCCGGTCCTGCCAATCCATCGAGTCCTTGACTTTGTAGCCTTTGTGGTCGGTGGTCATTCCGTGCTCTCCTTCAGGTAGTTAGACAACCTTGCAATCAGCCCATCGTTGTAGCTGGCCTGCGCGGCGTAATACTCCGCGTGCTGCATGGCTGTCAGATAGTCGCGCTTCGCCTGCTCAAGGTCAGCCACGGCGATCTCCAAGGCAGTGGGCTTCTTGAAGGGGTTGAATTGTTGGATGAGGTGTTTCACTTGGCTTCTCCGCTTTCCATTTCGATCAGCAGGTCAAGAAAGTGGCGTGCTTTCTTGAGGTCTTGCAGCCCGTTCTTGCCACGCCAGCGGCTCACGTACTTGATGATGCTGCCTTCGCAGAACCCCAGACCGTTGCGATGGATGTACTGCACCGGCTGGATCGCCATGTTCTTGTAGTGGTCCCCGGCAACCTGAACGTCCAGTGCGCTGGGAACCTTCGCTTCACCTGGCCGGAAAGCCATGCGGTTCCGCATGTTCTCTTCGTACAGTTCCCGAGACACCGGAGGGTCAATCTTGTAGGGGGCATCATTCATCTTGGTCATCTTCTTCACCCTCGTTGACTTCTACCAGCACGCATCCGGTCCCGTTGCAGTTGTAACAAGTGGACCGTTCAGTCATCCCTTCACCCGATCCACGGCAGACGGGGCAGAGTTCTTCTTCGATGGTCATTGCTCGATCACCCCCATCTTGATCATGATGTCCTTGCGCTCACGGGCATCACGCAGTGCCGACAGTCGCTGGTGCAGACGCACCACGATCATTGACCGCTTGCTGTTCTCCATCTCGTGCTTGAGCATCTGCTCGACTTGCTCCTCGGTCAGCACTGCCAGCACCCCCTGGAGACTGCGCCACGACTTGAGCGCGGCGGTTGCGATTGCATCCATTTCAAATCCTTCTGAGTTAGTGAGATTGCAGTGTAGCACGGGATTACAGTGTGTGCAACATGAATTTACGCAGATTCACGCATTTTCCTGTACTCCTTCACTGCCTTCCGCAGCGACCCCTCAGTCTCAGCCTTCTCTCCGAGTGCCAGCGCCTGCGCCTGATCGACCGTATCGAGGCACAGGATGCGGTGGCATGTGACAGGTCTGCCTTGACCTTGGCGGCGCAGGCGACCGTTGAACTGGTTGTACAGGCGCAGGCTCCAGTTCAGTCCGAACCAGACTACGGTGTTGCCCCGCTTCTGTAACCCGTCGATGCCGTGTCCTGCGCTGGCCGGGTGCGCGATCATCAGGGTGCAATCACCCGACACCCAGCGGCGCATGGCGTCGTTCAGCGACGACTCTGTGTTGCACTCTGTCAGGTTGATGGGTCGGATGCCCTTGAACCGCTCCATGATCCGCGCTGCATCGCTGCGGTACGCATAGGCGCAGAAGATCGGTTGCCCGTTGGACTCCTCGATGATCTCCTCCAGCGCATCGAGTTTCAACTCGTGGATCGGCTCCCACAGTGGCATCCCCGGCACCGGGTAGGTAGCACCGTTGCTGAACTGGAGGCAGGTGTTCATAAGCGATGCCTGATTGAACATCTCCTTCTCTGCACCACTGTCCAGCTTGAGGAACATCTCCTTCTCCATCTGGTCATACCGTTCGCGCAGGTCGGGGGTCAGTTCCACGTTCACATCGTTGACGATGAGGTCAGGTAGCGGGTTATAGTCGGCGGCGCTCATCTCCAGCGTGATGTCGCTCACCAGGGTCTTGATGGCGCTCTCAGTGTCCTCGTAGGGCACCTCCTTGTATGGTCCCGCCTTGCGATAAAACCGGGTGCGGAATGCGGTCTTGCTGGTTCCCAAGCGCTCACCCTTGTCCACCACGAGGTACTGCCCATGTAAGTCCTTGTAGCCCTCACTCGCGGGTGTCCCGGTCAACCCGGTCGCCCACTTGAACTGTCCCAGCACCTTCTTCAGCGCCTTGACCCTGTTGGTGCTGCTGTTCTTCATCTTGTCCACCTCGTCATAGACGATCCCGTCGAACGGTAGTGGCAGACCCTTGCGGACGAAGTAGGTGTGCAGGCTCTCTGAGAGCCACTCAAGGT